AATTATCATTTGTTTGCTGATGACCCTACAATGGCAGACGCTATGGAAAATTATTTGATGAAGAAAAAAGTGCAAGAAGAAGAAAAGAAAGATAGACAAGAGGAAAAGAAAACTGGTGTTAAGAAAACTTTAACAGATGATGATTTTGTGGTTGAAAAAGAAAGACGAACAGAAGAAGCTGAAGAAGATGCTCAAAGGGTGGGAATATGAGTTTAGAAGCAATTTTACATCAATCCCATCAAAGAGAATTTAAAAAAGAGGGCATGTCCGAAGAAAGATTGCGAGAGATTCTTCCTGAGCTGAGGAATCTCATCGCTTTTTTTAGGGAATATCCAGATATTTTTGTGGACTTTGTGAAGGGCCCTGAATCGAAGTTTAAATTCTACACCTATCAGCGCATCTTTCTACGTGCAGCATGTAGACATCGCTACTTTTACGGCACCTTCCCGCGCGCCTTTTCTAAATCGTTCTTAACGGTGCTATTGCAGATGATCCGATGTACCCTCTATCCAGGTATCGACGTATTCGTTTCCACTGGAGGTAAAGAGCAGGCGGCGTCTATTACGCTGCAAAAGGTTAGTGAGATTGAAAGCCTAATACCAGCTTTTGCAAATGAAATTAACCATGAACGAGGAGCTTCAAAAACCTCAAAAGATAGTGTTAGTTACATTTGGAAGAATGGTTCTAAGTTAGGAAATATGCCAGCTACCGAATCTTCCCGTGGTCAGCGCCGCACAGCAGGAGTTCTTGAGGAAGCAATATTGATTGACCAGGACGCGTTGAACGAAATTCTGATTCCTACGATGAATGTTGATAGGCTGCTTCCCGATGGAACCAGACACCCAGAAGAAATTATTAACCAAAGTCAGGTTTATATTACAACAGCCGGATTTAGAGAGTCTTTTGCTTTCAAGAAACTTAAAGAATTATTCGTTCGTGGTGCTATTGACCAAGATGAAGTAATGGTAATGGGTGGAACTTATCAGATTCCTGTCAAAGAGGGTTTGCTAAAAGAAACTTTCGTAGATGACTTAAGAAGCCAGGACACTTTCCGAGAAGAGAGTTTTGATAGAGAATACAATAGTAGATGGAGTGGCGCAAGCGAAGATGCTTTCTTTACTCCTGAAATTATTGATAAGAATAGAGTTTTAAAACAAGCAGAAACAACAGCTTCAGAAAGAAAAGGAAAACATGGATATTATATAATGAGTGTCGATGTTGGACGATTCGGGTGTACCACTGAAGCCTGTATTTGGAAAATAAATCCACAAGAGTATGGTCAAGATATAAAAAATTTAGTAAATATTTACAGCTTTGAAGCTGAACATTTTGGTATTCAGTCTATACATTTGAAACGCTTATATTATCAATATAAGTGTCAGTCAATGGTAGTCGATGGGAATGGTGTTGGTGCTGGTTTAGTAGATTTCTTAGTTATTTCAAATGAAGACCCTGAGACTGGAGATATGTTACCTCCATTTGGCGTTGAGAATGATGATGATGGAAAATATAAAGCGTTTAGAACACAAGCAACAGAACTAAATGCTTTGTATATAATTAAAGCTAACGCCGGCATGAACTCTGAGATGTATTCTTATGCAAAATCTCAATTAAGTGCCGGAAAGGTAAATTTGTTAATTGATGAGACAGAAGCTAAAACAAATTTACTTGCTACCCAGGTTGGTAGAAGCATGTCCACGCCACAAAGGTATGCTTACCTTAAACCTTATGCGGCAACTACTACGCTGCGGGAAGAGTTGCTCAATTTAGTTGAGTCAACAGAAGGTTTAAATATTGTTTTAAAACGTTCTTCTAAGAGTATTAAGAAAGATAAATTCTCTGCTTTCATTTATGGACTCCATTATGTTCACATGCAAGAGGATTTAAAGAAAAGAAGAAAGAAAAGAAAAATGTCTTCTTTAATGCTATTTAATTGATGCGGGAACACTATCCGAAAAGCGGCCAAGTAGGTCCCGCGGACAAAATAGTAGAAACTGAAGATGATATAATTTATTTAATGTAGAAAGGAGTACCTATGTCTTCAAACTTACGACGCTATTGTATTTATCTTCATAGAAACAGAATCAATGGCTTGGTTTATGTAGGACAGACATGTCAAAAGCCAGAAGATAGATGGCGAAAAGGGGCTGGATATAAAGGGAATACCTTTTTCTTTAGAGATATAAATAATTATGGTTGGGATAATTTCGACCATATTATTTTAGAAGAAAATTTAACAAAAGAAATGGCAGATGAAAGAGAATCATATTATATCAAATTATATGACTCTACAAACCCTTTAAATGGTTATAATATAAGAAGCTCTAATGCTTCAGGCTATCATTTTGCAGACCTTTGGAATAATCCTATTGAAAAAGAAAAAATTGTTTCAAAATTAAAAGAGCAAAGAAATACTCCAGAGTATAAAGAGGCTCAAGGAAAAATGATGGCCAGTAAGTGGCAGACAGAGGAATATAGACAGGCTCAGAAAGCCTCTTGGACTAAAGAGAGACGAGAAAAGACTTCTCAAAGGAACAAAGAGCTGTGGAAAGACCCTGAATATAGAAAAAGATGTATGCCAGACCCTCAAAAAGTAAGAGATTTGTGGCAAGACCCTGAATACAGAAAAAGAAGATGCAAAGCTGTTCAATGTATAAATACTGGAGAGATTTTTGACTCTCTTGCAGCTGCCTCTCGATGGTGCGGCATTGGTTCAAATACTTTATGTATGCACTTGAAAAAAGGAAGAGGCACGTGTGGACAGCATCCTGAAACTGGTGAACGTTTATCCTGGCGTTACTATGTTGAGGATAGAAAGGAGGGTTGAGCCACGTGAGAGCATCTCGAGCAGAAATTAAAATAGAAGAAATTTTACAAAGGAATGGCGTAGTTTTTGAAGAAGAATACTCTTTTCCAGATTTGGTAAGTTCAAGGGGTAACCCTTTACGATTCGATTTTTGCGTATTTGACGACGGCGGCGAAATAGACTTCTTGATTGAATATCAAGGAGTCCAGTGACAGCACTACAAACCAAAGAGCGTCTTTGGAGGTATTGAAGGCTTGCGGAAACAAGTTCACAATGATACGTTAAAGAGAGAATACTGTAAAGAACATGGCTATACTCTTGTTGTTATTCCGTACACAGACGAAAGTTTAATCTCTTATGATTACATCTTTCGCCTTGCGGGATATTAGAAAGGATATGGGCGCGCCGAATTGCGTCCCTAAAGGTGAAACAATTTGAATGGCAAAGAACATGTAGATTTCAGTAAAATTAAAATCGGCGCCCAGACACTCTCTGATGCGATTTTCACTCAAACCCAGACCAAAAAAGCTCGACCTGATATGTCAGACAAAAGAAATATCATGCAAGCTATTGGGAATCTGGATTACCCTAAAATGATTGAGGTTTCTGATTATTATTTCAGAACAAATGGTATTTATTCAAGACTATGTAAATATGCTGCCAGAATGTATCGTTATGATTGGTATATTACTCCATACATAAATGAAGAAATTAACGAAACAAAACAAAACAAGTGTCTACAAAAATTTGATGAAGCATTAAAATATTTTGACGCTTTTGAAATTAAAAAGACTTTTGGAGACATTGCCTTAAAGGTTGTACGCAGAGGGAGTTATTATGGCTATTTAATTTTAAACAAGAATAGACCAATGATTCAAGAATTACCTTCTTACTATTGTCGGTCAAGATTCTGCGGGCCCGATGGGCGGCCAGTCGTTGAGTTCAACATGAAGTATTTTGATGACCAATTTAGAGATGAAGAACAGAGAAAAAGAATGCTTAACCTTTTCCCGCCAGAATTTAAAAAAGGTTACATGCTTCATATCAAAGGCAAGCTACCGCCGATGTTCCAAGGAGATACAAAAGGTTGGTATATGTTAGACCCAGATTTTGGAATCAAAATCAATATAAACAACGAAGATACGCCTTTATTTATGTCTGTTATTCCAGCTTTAATTGATTTGGAAGATACTCAGGCTCTTGCTCGCAAAAAACAAGAGCAAGAATTATTAAAAATTCTTGTACAGAAGTTCCCGCTCGACAAGAATTATAACTTAGTCTTTGATACAGACGAAATGGCAGATTTACATAGAGCGGCAGTTAATATGATTGGTCAGGCTGTTGGTATTGACGTCCTTACAACAGTTGCTGACATTTCTGTTGAAGATATGGCTGAAACAAAAACTAGTGCTGATGCTGATGATGTAGCAAAAGCTGAAAGAGCCGTATTTAATGCTGCAGGTGTTTCCCAGATGCAATTTAATACTGATGGAAATATTGCCTTAGAAAAATCTATTTTAAATGATGAAGCTGCACTATTAGATTTAGTTTTGCAATTTGAAGCATTATTAAACAATATCTTAGATTTGAAATATAATGGAAGTGCAAAACAATATTCTTTTAGAGCAAGTATTTTACCAACAACAATTTACAACTACAAAGATATTTCTAAGCAGTATAAAGAAATGACGCAGCTGGGTTACTCCAAAATGCTTCCACAGATTGCTCTTGGACAATCTCAAAGCTCAATTTTAGCGACAGCTTATTTTGAAAATGATGTTCTAAATTTAGTTGAACGTTTAGTTCCACCGATGAGTTCTAATACAATGAACGCTCAAAGTTTGAAAGAAGAAACTTCTTCTAAGAAAACAAATTCAGCAACAAAAACTGATGATGAGAAAAAAGGTGGCAGACCAACAAATGAAGAACAAGGAAAAGCTACAAGTGAAAAACGTATGCAAAACCAAGAATCTGAATCTTAGGACAAAAGATTAGAAAAGAATAACGTTTATTTTAAAGTTAAATAAAAGAGAAAGGAGTTATACACATGAACAAAAGTGTAAGCACTCTTGATTCTCCTGAATTTCTTAACCTTAAGCCGGTAGATATTTCACCTTTAATGAGCACTTGCGACATTAAGGTGATGTATGTAGGTCAAAATAGAAATGGCTCTTGTATAACAAAAGAGGTAGCCACTGAGATGTCTAAAACTCTTAGAGGCTGCCCTATTGTTGGAGTCTATGACGAACAAAAGCAAGACTTTGATGACCACGGCAGTAGATTAGTTTATGATGAAGAAAAAGGATTTGAGTTTACGTGTGTAACGAAGCCTTATGGTTTTGTAGCTCCTGACGCAAAGGTTTGGTTTCAATTCTTTGAGGATACAGATGAGCTTGGTAACACTTGCGTTAGAGAGTATCTTATGACAACTGGCTATCTTTGGACAGAACAGTTCCCAGAATGTCAGTCTGTTATCAATTCAGGAAAAGGTCAGTCTATGGAGTTAGAAGAAAAGACCTTGAATGGACAATGGGCAAAAGACCCGAATAAAAACTTAGATTTTTTCATTATCAATGACGCAACGTTCTCCAAACTTTGCATTTTAGGAGATGATGTTGAACCTTGTTTTGAAGGTGCGTCTGTAAAAGCTAGTAATTTTTCTAAAGTTAAGAACACCCTATTCTCAATGATGGAAGATTTGCAAAAAGTCCTAGTTGAGCAAAAGAAAGGAGATTCCATGTCTGAAGAAGTAAAAGACATTGT